CTATCCTTCATTTGTTATTTCTGCTATTATCTTGTGCATATTCTTTTTAGTCTTATCCATAACAGCACTCACTCTTCTTATCGCTATTCTATAATCCATAAGCTCCCGTGCCTCTTTTAAATTTGACAATATTGATATTATTCCATCTTTTGACTTCTCAAGCTCTACAATAAACTGCTTATTAATTTCTGAAAACGTGTCGAATTCCATTAAATTATGATATTCTTTCTGAAATTTTAATATTTTATCATCATAAAGATTATCCATTTCATTTTCTATAGAATCCCAATTTTTATCAATACTGTTTGTATTAATTATATCTATTGCTTCATTCTTTATACAAAGACACATTTGACTTCCTTTAGTATTAAGCATTATCCCAAGTGCCTCTCCTGTTATTTTTTCCGTTCTTAATCTACTTTCTAACCTGTTAAGAACTTCAATAAGTTTTTCATTTCCTGTAATAAGTACTGTTCGTCTTTCTTCCGCATACTGTAACTCGCTAATTATTTTTTCGTTACTTTTCTTAATATCATTTATTACAAGGTCAAAAACTTTCTTTACAAAATATAAGAATATTCCGCATATAACAACTAACGCACCTAAATCTCCAATTTCTTTAAAAAACATTTTTGCTCTCCTGTGTTGTTACAATATATTCTTGTTCCCTTTTTTCTCAAAGTCAAAAATTTCCTGAACAAATTTAGACGGTATTAGTTCAGTTTTTAAAACTTTCACAACTTCAATCAGCACATCTTCACCAATCTCTTCAATTGTGTTTGGTATCCATTTTCTGTCAATTTCTTTTTCTTTTCTCAAATAGTCTTCCAGTCCGTCCCAAAATCCATTTGTTATTGCGTCAAGTTTTTCAGCTCCTGTTTTTGCCTTGTTTACAATCTCGTTTTTGTAAATTTTACCTTTTACCATTTCAATTGCCTTGTTTATTGCCCAAACTTTTATTACTTTGTCCATTTTTATCTCTCCATTTTCCTTGTTTTTAATCATTTCGTTTTAAACGTGGCTAACAAGCCTTACAATCAATTTTAGACTGTTAGCCAACCATTTATATCAAAATTGTTTTTAACACTTGTATTCAGCTTCTATCAAAGCCATTTTTAGTTATTCTTCCAATAATTCTTTACTGCTGCCACATAGTATTTTGCTAGTTCTTTTTTTGCTGCTTCCAATATTTCCATATCATTTTTATTTGTTATGAATCCACTTTCAACGATAAGGCAAGGCGTTGCTGTATAAAACAGCAATGTCCAACCTCTATCCCCTTTTACACGTGGCAAGATTTTTCTGTCTTTCAAATGTGTCGCTTCAACGTTAGCTTCCTGTAAAAATTCTGCAAGCTCCTTACTTTTCTTTGAGCTGTGCCAGAATAACATTTCAGCACCTGTAGCTGTTTTATCAGCCGCATTTAAATGAAATGACAATGTTATATCACCTTTATTTGCTAAATTATTAATCTTGTCTGGCAATTTAGAATAATAATCTTGATATACTACAACATAATCTACACCTTGCTCTTTGCACTCAGGAACAATATAATTATTCACAAAATCCTTATTCCAAGCGTGTTCCTCAAAACCATTTCCACACGCTCCTGGATCTCTTTTCACTCCACCATGTCCTACATTCAATATTACTTTCATTTATATCATCTCCTTTAAATATTTTTCTTTTCTATCTACTCTGTTAAGCCAGCCTGTCAAAAATTTTTTCTGTGACGGCTTATTTGCGGCTAATACTCTATAATATCTTCTCTGCAAATCGTGATATTTTTCTAAAAACTTAGCCTCATCTACCTCATTCAATGCCGCTAAACTTTTTTCTCCTAAAATTCCGTCCACTCTTAAATCAAATCCCAGTTCATTCAGTGCAGCCTGTGCCTTCTTAGCTCCCCAAGCTCCGCTATTTACTATGAAATCACATACTGATAATGCTATCCTATCTGATTTTAAAGTATCAAGTCCGTTTTTATGATAATATTTCTTATCATAAATATCTCTAGCAATAGATAAAGGCATATCTCTCATATGTCCTTTGTATCCGTACTTTCTTGCTTCTTCTTCAATAATTCCATACTTAGTTTTCCCACCCTTATCATTCTTATCATCAGAATATCCGCCCTCAACTTTCAGCAGATAGTCAAATATTTTCTCAAATCTGTCCATTTACATCACTTCCTTTATTTCTTCAACATTCAATATTATGTTGTCTTCTTCAAATTTTACTCCAACAACTTTATATTTTTTACCATCCAATTCTATTTCTGTGCATATCAATTTTTCTATATTCATTCAAATCACTCCTCTTAATTTTGAAAAAAATCTTTTACGTTTAAATCCAACATTTGTTCAATAGTGTATCTGCTGATTCCAACTACTGCCATTTGCTCTGCCATGTCAGCAACTTCTACGATGTCCTGAATTTTTTTAGCCAAAACTTTTAATTCTGACCTGTTCAATTCAATAAACTCAACCATTTTTTTATCATTTAAAACTTTTACTTTTTCGATTTTTTCTTGCTCTAAAGTCCACATCAAAGACAACTTTAATGACAAACTATTTCTGTTTTTTTCATTGTTCTCAAATGTGTATTTTTCGCTATCTTTTTCGATTTTAAGCGGCTGATTCAAAAAGTTTGATTTAGCTTCTGCTAAGTCTTTTAATGTTTTTTCTCTTAATTCTTTTAATTTCTTATTCAGCAAATCATTGTCAACTTTCCAAGTGTGAGAGTCTTTATCCCAAATGCTCCACTCGTTTGGTTTTGCGATAGTCACAATTGTTTCGTTGACCTCATCCAAATAACTTCCGTCACTTAGAACTGTTTTACCAGCTTTTATTTTTTCAACTTCAGTCATTTCTCTAAGTTTTCCAGTTTTTAAATCAATAATTGGATTATTTAATAATGTCTCAGAGAATTTCATTGTTTTTTCATCCCAAAGTGGATAAAACAGATTTGGTTTTTCTTTAAATTCCTCTGTAGTTGTGACTGTTGGTCGTGCCATGCACTCCAACGAATCAATTGAATAAATGTAAACTATTGTCATTTTTATCACTCCTATTTTGTTATTTTTTAAGGTTTTTATTCTGTACTAACTTATGAATTTGTGTAAATTTACTAAGTTATATGATTGTTAATTAACTTGTCAAAAATGATGCATTCGCATATATTGTTCCTTGCAAATTTATAGAACTTTCCCACGTTATCTGCCCATCGTTTCTAATTTTAATAGTTCCTGAATTATTGCTGTTCCAAAAAGCAACTGGAACAGAAACATCTAAAAGCGGACGGTATCCGACAGGAAGGTTTGCTAAGACAGCACCTCGTGGCAAAGATCCTTGAAGATTATAGTTACTATCCCACGTCAATATTACGATATTCCCCACTTTAAATAATGCGATCCCTTTTTCTATAATTTTTGTTTCAACTTTAGACAATTTTTTTAATTTGTCTGAAATCGGCTTATTCGATATTGCTCTAAATTTACCTGAATCGTTGTATGTCAGACTGTTGTCTTCCATGCATTCATAATAGAATTTTGTAACATTATCATAATAAAACTTACCTTTCGTTTTATTGCCGATGTCCTGTATATTTCCGCCGAATTCCAGTCCTGCTATTTTTTCTAATTCAGCAACCAAATTTGAAGTAGTTACTAAAGTAGATGGATTCATAAGCATTGTTGCTCCGTTAGAATTATTAATTTCTGTTATCAAGTCAATTTCTACTGTTGCTAAATTTATTCCATTTGTTGCAGGCATTACATCTGGTTCTTTTGCTCTAGTTATACTGTACAGTATTTCATTTCCTGTTCCAGTTTTCGCATAAAGTCCTATGGTTTGTATTTTATAACTTGTATTCACTGTTGAATTTGTAAACACTGCATTTAATCTTACTCTTGTTCCTTCTTGACTTATTTTAGACATACTTACCGTTTGCTTTATCTCATCTATATTTGTTAATTTTGATACATCAGTTGAATCTTCATAGATTTTACTTGATGTAATCATCCTTGTAAAAATTATCTGTTTATTATTTGCTAAAGTATCGGCTATCAATGCTCTTCCATTATCTGTTATCGTAGTGTCTTTAAATATTGCCATTTTTTTACCCTCCTATAATATATTTTTTACCATGCATAAATCCTACAGTTGTGTGTATACTAAATACTACATTCGGAAGTTTTGCAATTATTTCGTATTTCGCATAAGTTATTATCCCATTTGATACGTAAATTTTATTTTTAGATTTAGGAGTAAGTATGTTGATATTCTTAAATCCTAAGTTTGCTGGTAATATCATTTTTAGCATATTATTTAATTCATCGTATTTCCTAGAATCATCAAATTTAGTTGTTATTCCTAGTTCATAATTATTAAAATTAGGCTCTAATTCATAATTTCCTACTCCGCATAGTTGATTCAATCTCTGAGTTAAAACTTTCCAGGTGTACGGTATTTGGTCATTCCAATATGTTAAAACTCTGAAAATTCTAATTTCCAATGTATCGTTTTCATACCTATGTAAATTTAACATTTCTTCAAATTTACTTATTCCATCCTCATCACAATATTGTATAAACTGATTATTAAATACCTTTTTAAATAGATCCCACAAAGTTTTGAACTCAGGTTCTTCACTTTTCATTATTTGTCTAATTTCTCTATATTCCTGCATAAAATCAGGTAAATATTCCAATAAATTTACATTTATCATTTCTAAAAATTTCATACAGATATACCTCCAAATGTCGGAATTTGATATTCTGTAAGTTGTAAATTATTGGGACTTCCATTTAAAGTTGTATTCTGAATATCCAAAATACCATTCACGTCAAGTATTCTAGCTTCAAGTCTTGAAATTCTCACAACTAAATTATTACTCGTTATTTCATTTTTCAAAGCCCAGATTTTTCTAAGTTCCAATAAATATTTTTTAACAATCTCTTCAACTTTTAACTTCACAAGTGGCCACGTATAGTTTGGTTCAAAAGAAATAGTTGTTGTGATATTCACTGGTACATTAGTTGTACCTTGAACTGTAACAATATGTCCTATTGGAGCAACACCCAGACCTTGAGCATCCTTTGTAGGATCTATTATCTCCTGAACTTTTTTAATCAATGTTGCACTTGCTTGGTTAAAATCACTATCTAGTATAGTTAGTAATACTGTTCCGCCACCCTTCCATATAGGAGTCACTTTAACAGCCCCTACACCTTCTATTTCATGTACCTTTAACTTGTAATCAGAAATATTACCACCGTAAGCTTTCATATTAAAACTATCAAAATATCTCTTTCTTAGTACTTCCGTTTCTTCTTCATCACGACCTGGAATTAAGAGTTCTATTATTTCAGCACGTCCTAACCCATTTACGTAATCAATAGGAATTATTTTCCCTGTTTTTTCATTTCCTATTCTTCCTGAATTCTCACATTTTAGTTCGTATTCATAAAGATTTGTAGTTGTATTGTGTTGGATGAATTTTATTACTATATAATTCAAATCTTCCAAACTGAAACGACTTCCCAATGGCACTTCAATATCAAAAACACCTTTTAACACCGCTTTACTCGCTTTGTATGGAAATATTCCACGTTCCGAAGCTCTACGTATTAAATTTTCTCTGCTTGCGGTATCCCCAAATGTTTCCTTAATAAAATCTTGGAGTACGAAATACATACTTTCTAGTTCCATTGCGGCAGGAGCTAAGGCATCCCATATTACAGAACCTTCTCTCTTATCCAAATTGTTGGAGATTCTAGCAAGCATTCTTTCCATTATTTTTTCATAAGTTATCACTTCAAACATAACAACCTCCTTCCTTAAATTATCACTACCGATAATCCATTATCGATTTGAATTTTTCCAAATAATGTTTCGGCAACAAATTTTTTTATAAGTACTGTTCCTCTTTCATTTTCGGTATCAAATTCAAAACTGTGTACCGCTGTTATTCTATTATCCTGAAGCAATGCTTCTGATATTCTACGTTCGAGTTCAACAATACAATATTCGACAGGCATTCCGAATAAATCTTCAAGCTCAATTCCATAATTCCAAGAATATATTATATATTTATACCGTTCTGTACGTATTATTTTATATATTGCTTGTTTCATTGCTTTTTGACTGTCTACAAATCCTAGAATATAATTTCCCTTGTAAAGTTCCATCTTGTATGTTTTTGTAGGCTGTTCTCTTATTGTTACATCTGCGCTTATTTCAATCTTTGGTATCATAACCACTCACCTTCTGTTTGTGGGTCATCAATTCTGTCAAGAACAATAAATTTTTGCCCCCCTTGTTGTCTTATTAGCAAAACACCTTCTCCGATTTTTAATCCATTATGAATTGTTATTTTCTTTCGTCCTTTATACTCATGTTTATGTTTTTTTATGTCAGTCACCGCACCCTCGACAACTTCTGTTTCCTCTGTTGAATGTCCTACAGTGATGTCTACTTCATAATCTTTTACCAAATGTGTCAAAATAAGTTCATCTTCCTCTAAAGCAGGTACGTTTACATCGAGTCTTATGGTAAGAGGGGATGTATTCTCTACTTTCCCTGCATAAATTTCAGAAGGTTTATTATACTCAACAGCATTATTTATCATCTGTTTGAGTGCTCGTTCTAGTTTCGCCATCGTGTCCTTCCTCCTTACCTATAGTTCCTTCAAGATCCAAATCCATAAAATATTCCTTGAACCCAAATTTATGTGTAACTTTATCAACTAGCATATAATTTGCAAGTTTAAATTCAGCAACCTCCATGTAAACGATGAAAGAAGAACCACCACGAATTCTAACATCTCCAAATATTCCTTTAAGTTTTAAAGTTTTTGTTCTTTGATTATAATATTTGAGCATCTTATTAGCACGTTCTCTTCTTTCAGCTTCTGTCGCATTACTTCTGTTTACTTTTTCAAAATATTGCAAAAGTCCCCATTTAGTGATATTTTCACTATCAAATACTTGATATTTCTCAAGTTTTTTCTCCTTATCATTTACATAGTCAAGTACAACTTGGTTGTACGTTTCTTTGTCTATACTACTTTCAAAGTCAAAATCCTTTCCAGAAGTATTATCAAATATTAAATCTTTTATTTTTAAAGTTTCAGTCTCTTTTAATGTCAATTTCCCGTAATCATCATAAATTACATATCTTTTCTCAGTAAATCTTAATGTATCGCTTAAAGCTCCTTGAATCATGTCAATTAAAGTTGTTCCATCTTCACGCCTTTTCTCGAATACATGTCCGGTATCTTCTATTTCTCCGATTGTGAGTTTAAAATCTTCCGCAATCATTTTAATAATTTCACTTGCTTTTTTACCTTTAAAAACGTAATAAGCTTTACTTTTTAAATATCTTAATTGATCATAAGCTGTAATTGACACAATGTTATCTTTACCAAGTTTTCGAGCAAACACATATCCTAAAAATACATTTTGTCCACGATATTTTAAACTTACCTGATCACCTTCTTGAACTTTCTCATCAAAAATCATCTTGAATGTTAATTTTCCTGGACTTGCTTTTCTTTCTAAAGTTAATTCTATACTGTTTGTAACTAGAGGCGAAACTATAGTTTTAGTACTCTGACTTGCAATTACCAGTTCAATATCCTTTTTCATTTCATAACTTTCCTCATTTGGTTTTGACATAAAAGATTTTATTTTTTGCGATATATTTTCAAGCATTTTTACCACAACCTTAATTTATCTGATACAAAACCTGTAAGAGACGAAATCCCATTTACTTCAATAACAGTTTGAAGCTGGTCAAGACCACCAGTTTCATTCCTAATAATTTGCCATATCTTGTCACCATATTTCATTTCCTTTATTCTACTTTCCACTTTATCTGTCCATCTTTGATTTTGAATACTCATAGTTCCATCAGCATTTTTTATATATTGTTTTGGTCTAGGGTCAATAAATTCTTTAAATTTAATATCCACATAAACATCCATTCCTTCCCCAGCATCTTCTTCTACACTAAAATCTTCAATTGATACCTTAAGATTAGTGCTAAAATAAGCACGACCAGAATTTGGATAATTCCTAATTATTATTAGCTGGAATGGTTTTGCTCTTTTCTTTAAGTTTTTCAATTTATTTAGATAATAGCTTGGTCTTTGATAGAATCCTAAATATCTAGCAAATGGATAACGTTGGGATGGAAGCATGAATTTAAAACTTATTTCTTGCAAGCCCTCCTGTTTTAGCATATTAAATTCCGCATCATTTATTAAATTTATAACATTGTTCATATTCTTATGCGTAACAGTAACAGAGGAAGGTGCTACAGGTAAAAGCACCTTATCAATATAAAATATATAACCTTGTGTTCTCATTAATCGTTATGCACTCCTTCCGCTGCGGTATAAACGTGTTCTGCTAATCTTTCTCCAAGAGCGTCTATAAAATCGTCCGCATCTGCTTCTTTTGAAATATCATTGTAATTTGTCATATCTATTTTTATCTCAGCTGTAGTAAATTTATTTATATATTCTTTTTCGGCAACATCTCTCAGATATTTCATATCTTCATCCATATCTGTCATTTTATCAGCCATTTTACCTGTATTGTCAGCAGTTCTTTTACTATGTGGATCTTTTTTATCTTTTCCTCCACCACCTTTGTCTCCTTTATCTTTGCCACCGCCACCTTTGCCGCCTTTACCCTTGTCACCACCTTTGCCTTTATCTGGCATAGGTTTGTCTTTTCCAATATCTGTTAGACTATCCTTTGCTTTATTAAGTCCATCAGTTAATCCTTTTACACCTTTTCTGACATCATTTTTTCCTTTGTCAAAGTTTGCATTAGGATTAGTAAGTTTTGTACCAGCCAACTTCCCAGCACCATTCATAACACCTTCCATTAACCCTGAAGGATTAGCAAATCCTGCATATCCAAATTGAGGTGCCTGTTTTTGTGCCACTTTAACACCATTGGCATCTCCATAAGCCATAGCTTGAATATGTTGAGCTGGAGTAAACGAAGCTCCACCTCCGCCACCAACTCTGCCAACACTTATACTAAGAGCCCCGCCATTTGAAAAATGCGTACCAATAACAGAATCTACAACTTTACCAATTTCATTTAACCCTCGTAAAAATCCATTAACAAAACTTTCAACCATTTTTGCCAGAGAATTTATGGCATTGGCAAAAGCATTGTGAAATCCGTTTGCAACTGTTACCGCAGCTCTTCCTATTGCGTTGTATCCGTCTATAAATCCATTTGCGACTCCTACAAAAAAATTATAAATTCCTTTTAAAATATTACATATTGTGACTTTCAACCAAGCCCAAACCATTGCAGCATTATTAACAAGCCAGTACCATGCTTGCAAAAGTATGTTTACAAGCCACACCCCCGCATTCCATATTCCTATGAAAACATTTATCACTAAAGCACCAAGGGCAATAAAAGCTATTATAACTACTGAAACAAAGACAACTATTATATCCCAAATTATGATAAATACGTCCACAACAACTGCACATAACCAGTACCACATTCCACCAATTGTTTCCAATGCACTCTGAGTTCCTGTCGCCCATTGTACAGTAATAACCAAAGCCCATAATATAACTACTATTAGCCCAATTATGATTGCCACAAGCCAAGTTCCAGGAAACGCCCATACTGCTGAATTAAGTGTCGTTTGTGCCGCAGCTAGTCCTTCAGTTGCAACAATTGCGGCATACTCTGTTGCTATCTGCCACGCTAAAGCAACACAATGAGCTATTGTGGTTATCGTAGACCATACTGAAGCCATTGCAGCAATACCTTGAACTAGACCATACCATAATACCGCTGCCGCCACACCATAAATTATTGGACTTATTGCTAACCAATTATCTGCTATAAATTTCCCAGCCATAGCAATTCCGTCTACAACACCATTCACTACTGTTTTTAATCCAATAAATCCAATTTTTAGATTAGTTATAAAGGATTGAAAGGCTTGGGAGTTGGCTAATTGATTTATTTTTTTAAGTATACCTTCCATCTCCCGCAATGCAAAGTTTTTAGCTTGAGTCCAAATATCCGACCATGTGAGAGGCAAAGTTTTAAACTTGGCATTTATATCATCTCCAGCACTGAACAAAGCATTTTTTATTATATCTGCCGTTATTTTTCCTTTTGCTCCTAATTCTTTCAATTCACCAACTGACACATTCATATATTTAGCTATAGCTTGAGCCACCATTGGAGCATTTTCCATTACAGAACGAAATTCATCTCCTTGAAGTTTTCCAGCTGCCATAGCTTGAGTAAGTTGATACATTGCACTTGTTGCTTCTACTGCATCTGCTCCTGATACCTTGAATGCTTTTTGCATAAGATTTGTGAACTGAACAATTTCATTAGTATTGTTAAAAGCATCTTTTGCAAGTAAACCTAGTTTTGCTACTTGATTCATGCTATCTGTATAAGCAACTTTTGCGTCATTTGCTGATTGATAAATCTGTTTTTTTAATTGCTCAGGTGCATCTGTTACTAGATTTAATCTAGCCGTTATCTGTGCATTTTGATCAGATGCTTCCAATAATTGTTTTGCACCCATAACACCTGCTATTGCTGTACCTACCTGCATCATTTTCTTCTTTATTGTATCAACAATACCTGGTGTCTTACTCAGGTTATCATTTACCCCTTTACTGTCACCTTTCATTTTCTGGAGTTCGTTATCAGCCAATGCTAATTGTTGTCTTGCTGTTGTTAAATTAGCAGTATTAATGTTCATAGATTTTCCATCAAGACTGGATAAACTATTTACTGTTGCACTTATTGCATTATTTATTGCTGTAAATGTCTGTGTCATTCTGTCATTTAAGATTATACTGTTTTGTATTGTAGCCATATTTCCCACCTCCTAACGTCTTCTGCGACCAGCTTTTCTCTTAGATTCCTTTTCTGCTTCTTTTTCTCTTTTTATTTTTAAATCAATACAGGCCATAATGAATGCTTTTTCATAAATATCCATTTCTGCAAATTCACTTGGCCGTATTTTAAGTTTATGAAGGCAATAGTAAGCGTAGTTATACTCCGCCACATTTGCCTCAATTAGTTTTTTGCTTCTTCTTTAATGTCCTCTATATTAATATCCCAACCATTTATTTTTTGAACTTCTTGAAGTAATGACGAGTATTCTCCTGGAAGCAACATTGCATTTATTAATTCTTTTGAATCCATTACTCCCCAAGAATCTTGTAATTCTTTATCGTTTAAATCAGGATAAACTAATGACTTCAAAACTAAATCCATATAGTATCCTTGAGTATCTGTTTCTGGCACAAATACCCCTTTAGCTTTTTTAACTTGTCTTGTATTTTGTTTTCTTAAAATATCATCCATTTCATTTGAAATAGGTTTTATCTCAAATTTTACAAAATTTCCTTGATCATCCTTGAATCTTTTTGAAATTTCCACTTCCTGATTTTCCACAGGTATTGTATTCTGTTTTAAAAAAAATTTTAAATCTTTCATTGTTAAATATCCTCCTAAATTGTTTTAAAAGGGAGTCAAAAACTCCCTATATATTCATTCCATCAAGTGCCTTAAATTTATCCATAAGTTTCCAATCTTCAAATGTAAAATCAAACTCATCTTCCAAATAATCGGCATCCGCATCAAACTGTGCAATAATTCCACCATCTAAATTACAGTCAATCAACATTATTGTCTGTTTATCCACACTTGCCGTTGGATCTTCATTTACAATTTGCATATCAAAATACAAATCTTTACCAGTCCTTGTATACTCCTGCAATATTTCTCTAAATATAGATGTATTGAAATGAAAAGTAGCACTCCCAGTTCCTTTCCATCCTGCTGCTTTATTTCCTTTTCCAGTTTTACCTAGAATTGGAACTTCAACTTTATTCTTTTCCATCTCTGCTTTTACATTTATAGCTTGCATAAAATTATATCTTTTGTTCCCAATAGTAACAAAACACTTAGCAAGACTTCCAGATATGGCATCCTTACCTTTCATTATTGCTGTATCAGCCATTTATTCCCACACTCCTTTAGCTTTTATTGTACAATTACATTCATATAAAGTTTTTCCATAGCTACAACAGGTTTTATATTAGTTGTAACTAGTACACTTTCCTTAGTTTCACCCTCAACTACTGTAATATCTGTTTCTTCATTGAAATCTTTTATTGCTCTCAAATCTTCCAATGTTTCGTGATGTTTTGAAATATCACGTTTCAAATCATTCCTATCATATTCACTATTGTTAGATGAACCCAAATAAGTCTTATTAAAAATTGCTGCAACATCAGTAGCAATTTGGTCTAAGGTCCTCATCACTTGAGCAAATGAGAAGTCTACATTTTTTCTTTTTATAAATGAAACAAACGAATTAATATCTTTCAGAACTCTTATTTCATCTCCTGTTTTATGGAATATGAAATACCCTGCTTTTACAGCTAATTCTAATTCTGTTTGTGTTTCTTCCACTTCGAGCTTAAAATCACCATTATATTTTTGATTTGTCAAACTTCTATTAACAGCACAATATGCTTCTGCTCCACCAACCCAGTAAACTGCTGAATTTTCAGGGAAATCAGAATCCAATGTTTTAGTTTTAACATTAATTACACCTTCATAATCTGGATCAGTAGCACGATAAACTACACATACAAATTTAGCACCAACTTTGTCTCTCATTCTCTTAGTGTATTGAACATATAAATCTTTTATTGTTTTTTCATTTGAAGTACAAACTAAAACATTGATGAAATATTTGTCAATCTTATCTAAAAATTTTTGATGTGATGCACCTGTCACAGTTCCATTTGTCCCACCTGTCATAGGTGTTCCCGCCGTTACAGCAAGTGTTGCATCCGCTTTAAAAATTACAAAGTCATTTGTTTTCAAATCTTGAGCAGCAGCTACAGTCTGAACATCTACTTTTTCTGAATCAACAAAGGTAGTAACATCAAAAAGTGATGCATTATCAACATTTGCTTGGATTGATATCTTTATATCATTTCCTCTCTCTCCTGTATATTTTGCACTACCAAAAGCATTTGTCGCTTTAGCTCCACCTGTATTTAATTTATAAATATATCCAGTTTGAGTATATTTAAAGAAATCTCTTAATCCCTTTAATTTATCACTGTCATAGGAATGGCCAAAATACTTAGTAGAATTTTCAATAAAATCTCCATTTTCTACTTTGAATATTTCTTCATCAATTCCCCAATCAAGTTCAACTCCAATCGCAGCATATCCTCTATCCGAAAATACAAGTTCAGCTCTTTCTTTACTTATAAAATTAATATATGTACCTGGTAAAACTTTATTTTGTACTAGCCAAGTACCGCCACCATAAGCCATTATTTAACCTCCCTACCTAAAAAATCTTCTAATTTTTTATCAATTTCTGATAAAGTATATTCTTTATCATCTTCTAGTAAAACATTTAATAAATCTGCTCTGTTTTTATATTTATCAGAACTTACAATCTGACTTTTTACAAATTTAGTTTCTTCTGATTTATTTTCAGTACTTTCTTTTTTTGCTTGCGCTTTGTTTTCAACAGTATTATTATCTGTCATATTAATCCTCCTTCAATCCATTATTTACATCTAGTTTTTTCATCTTAGGTTTTTTATCGTCTAATTTATAAATAAACATTTCGTATGCAACAAAGAAATGCAATACTTTATCTTCTTCCCTAGAATTTCTGTCAATTCCCCGAATAAGTGTACTATCATCAAGTTCAATATACTCAAGCACCGAATAAAGTTTATCTAACACCTCAAATATTTCTTCTGAACTTTTCTTCTTAGGAAAATATACAATATCGAACAGATAACTTCTCAAATATCTATTTCCAATAATCTGCTTTTCACTAGGATTCAATAAGTCGATAAAAAAGCAAGGCTCTTCAAAACCTTGCTCAAGTTCTTCTTTGTGAATATCTATTCCATTAAAACTTTTTGAAAGTTTTAATCCGATTCCATTTACAATTTCATTTAACATCTATCCTCCTAACTTTTTAAGCCATTCGGTAATCTTCTTCTCAATAACAGCTGGGGCTTGCCTTTTCAATTCATCTTCAGAAATAGTAAGCATAAACTTACCTTTTACCCAAGACTTTTTTAATCTCTTCCCAATAGCAGGAACAAATCTTCCTGGTGTCTGCCTATGCCCAAATTCAACATAGCTTGCATATTCTGTAGAGTTTGAAACTTCTATTTCATAATTACCGCCATTTTTTCTCACATCAGAAACAGTCCAATTTCTTCTTAAAGCTCCACCTTGACCGCCATAGGTTTTAGAGATTGTTTTACCATCTTTTTTATATGAAATGGTCTTAGTTTTCAAAACTCTGGCTTTACCCTTTTTATCATAGATAGTATCGCCTTTTTTTATACCTTTTTTCTTATTATTTCTCTTGTAAGTAGCAACTCCAAAATTAGGAGAACTCACAGGAGTTCTTTTAATTACTTTACGTAACAATCTCGCAGCCAATTCTTTTATAGTATCAATCATCAACTGCTCTTTTTCTTTCTCCATTTCTTCAATTATTTTTTGGAACTCTTTCAACCCATCGAACTGCACCTTTATCTTTGAAATCGCCATTACGCCTTCTCCTGTTCAGCTTCAAGTACAATTTCCTGATGATTTGTGTAAACTGCTGAAATTCCGCTGTGTCTATATGTTCTTGTTACATTATTTTGCGTCACTTCAATCGTAGAGCCCGGAGGGATATAAACTTCCGGGGAAATGAAAAGAGTTACAACTTGAGATGTATTCGCCCCCAGTTCTGTCTGTTCAGCTTGGCTGATGGTTTCAAAACTTAAATGGCAAGGCGCATCTTTACATATCTCCACCTTTCCGGGCTTTACTATGCCGTACTTATCTTTAGACTTCTCATTTTTATAAACCGTGCATAGCCCGCTCCACATAGACTTTATTGCGTCTTTTGCACTTTTTAAAATATCACTTACCATACTAGCCTCCTAAATCTTAGTATTTCTTCTTCTCCATAAGTTAAAAGATTCGTTAAATATACTTCAAATTTATCTCCTGTGCTTTTAGTATCATCGAAAACTACTTTAGTTTTCCCCTCACTTATCTCTTTCGCTATACGGTTAAAATTCAATCCTAGTATGTTAAGCTGATTTAATTTTAATTTGAAATTAAGAAACTCTGCCGCACTTCTATTTATCCAGACATATTTTAATCCTTCGGGAACTTTCTTTTGGTTAGTTTTATTACAGATGTAATACTTTACTGTCTGAATGGAATTGTCTAATAAAAATAAGTCACCATCTACAACTTCGTAACCCAGCGACTTTAAATATTTTTTTACATCTTCCTTGATGTCTATGATATAATCCATGGCTACCACCTATTTTTTAGTTTTCTTAGTTTTTTCTTCAGAATCAATGCTTTCTTCATCTACTTTGTATCTGTGATCCTTAAACCACTCAATCAAATACGGGTTATCTGTTTCTCCAACCCCATTTACAAAAGTTACTCCAGCACTACTTCCTGAATAGTTTTCATTTGGTGCATATATTTTAACAGCCATACAAAATCCTCCTATTTAACCTTGATTTTTCTGAAAATTCCTGCAGCTTTCGTAGCTTTTAATGCAACTGCCGCAACCATTTCCACTTCACCTGTTTTTACTGCACCAGCCGTTTTATAGTCAGGTAACCACGATTTGATTAAAGCATTTCCTGTAGGTGCAACTCCGTGAAATCCATCCATACCAAATCTTACAGCGTATAAAGAAGTTTCCCCTTGTCCATTTATTGTTGAAACTGGGTCATTAGTTCCCGCTTTAGTTCCCAAGTCAACAAACGGAATTACTCCGTATCTTTCAACCTGCTGTCCAAATTCATTCATTGTAACAGTGTATTGGGCTGAACGTCTTGCACAGGCTCTTAATCTGGCAATCAGTTTTGTATTTCCAGCTAACATTGACGGTGTTCCATCTAACCCCATTAAAAATTCATCCAGTAAATCTAAAAACAATTTATAATTTGTGTCCACTGCTGTTGAATCTGACAAATCAATTGCCGTTGTCGGGATAAATTCCGTTGTACTTCCCGTAACTGCTTTTTCTAATCCATCAAACGCTTTTGCATTTACTCCTGAATCCCCATTAATAACTGTGTCATTAAATAATGCTGACGCAGCTTTGATTTTCTGAGTCATTTGTAGTTGAACCTCTGAAACAATTCCGCCCATGTCTGCGATAACCCTATCTATTTGAAATGATCCTCCAAATATTTTCAAGTCAACATTATGTCTTTCTTTTGAAACTTCCGCAGGTGTGTATTCCTCATTTACATCCCTAAAAGTCGCTGTAGGTTGGGTTTTCAACCTTGTATATCCATAAGTCATTGTGGTACCTCCACCTGTAGGTGAAACCACATTGTCAAATGGTATGTTACTCATAATAAAATTACTCTTTGCAAATTCATCAATTACTCCAATCTGCAAATCATCCTGTACGTTCTTTTTAGCTTCTGCTAATGTTATTGGCATATAAGCCACCTCCTATTATTCATTTTTATTTACCGTTAGTCTTGCCATTATTGCATCTGCTAGCGATTTTGATTGATTTGTGCCTTCTGTTCCCGTGTTCCCTTCTCCAGGCTTGACCCCTGAAAAGTTAGGTTCTTTTTGTTTTGTTTCTGTGACTTTAAATAACATCTTACTATCTTCAGCATTTTTCAAAGCCTCTATCTGTTCATTAATTCCAATCAGGACATCTCCATCCAACTTAATTTTGTCCATATCAAGCAAAGCCTTAACTGCTCTAGTGTTAATCGCATTTGAACCAAGTAAAGTTGTGTCAATTGCACTCTCCAGCTTAAATTTAGCAAGTTCAGCCTCAAAATTATCTTTTGCAGCCTTATTGTCTCTTTGCAAATTCTCAATAGTCTGTTTCATTGTTTCCACATCGCCAGAACTATTTTTTAAATTTTCAAGCTGCACATCTCTGTCCTTCAAATCTTTTTCCAACTGCTTTTTTGTATTGTTTACTTCATCAAATCTTGATTTTGGAATAAATCCTTTCAACTGTTCCGCATTTGCTGACAGCACTTTTTCTGCCTGTTCTTCTGACAGTCCTAATTTTAACAGATTTTCTTTATTCATAATCTATTCACTCCTATTCATTTTTTACGTTGTATGCCAACGAAATTATTTTTAATTTATTCTTTTACGCCTACAAATTCTAAAAAGGCGAAAATAAAAAATCACGACTAAATTAATAATCGTGATTAGTTTTTTTTCTTTATTGATTGTCTTCCTCGTACATTTTCCACAAATCTGAAAATTTAAAATCTAAATCTTTTTCTTCTTTTAGAACTTCTTTCATAAACTCAAAAAATTCTTTGTGAAGCTCAATTTCCTCTTTCGTAAAAGGTCCATCAAGCCCTCTCCACCCCATTTCGTCTCTTTTTCTCTGATACTCTTTTTCTTTATCTCTCATTTGTTTAAATGCTTTATATAGCCTATGTTCTCTTGATAACATGTTTTTTTCTCCTATAGTTTAGGTTTTTATCTTTTGCATTTAGTTTTTGTAAAATCTGTGCAACATCTTCAAAATCTAATTCTCTAAGTTTTTGAATGTCATCATCAAAATCTGTCATATCCATCTCAAACGTATCCTTTGACAACTCATGCACATATTTTTCATCAATCGCTCTCATATACCTGAACTTGCCATTTCTGAAAGTGTCAAAATCTCCACCACTGAATCCCCATTCATGCCTTCCTTCTGGGTGATTGTGAGTTATAGAAGCATTCTCAAAACGTATCGTTTCAATTTTTTGCGTAGGCAACGAACCTGTATCTCCTTTTATAACATATATTTCTCCATGCTCAGTTACAACCATTGCACTTTCATAGGTGTTTTTAACTATTTTTTCTTCATATTTCTGCAAAAGCTCTTCTACACTATTATACCTTGAATCTTTAATATTTCCAAGTAATCTGTATCTTCCTTCAGGAATTTTTACAGTTGTATTGACAAATCTTTTATTTGCGTATTCAACTTCCCAGTCTTTATACTTCATATTAGCAGGTACATAATAAGTCTTTCCATCCTTATCCCTTGCAGCACGCTCTCCTTCTTCCTCATCTTCAAAATATGGAGCAGTTGTTGTTCTGCAGTTGATATGAAATGGCGGAGCAGTTGTCCCAATCTCGTAATCCTTAAACTCGAACACTTTGCCGTCAAGGCTTTGACAAATTTCAGAAGTTCTGCTATCAAGAGTTGCAACAACTTCGTATCGTTCAACATTCAAATCCTCATAAGTCTTAATTCTAGCTTTAGAAGCATAAGCGGCACTTTCAGTATAGACAAGCCTTGCCACGTTGCTTTTACTTGTACCCATTCTTTTAACAACTTTTTCTATTAAGGTATCTAGCTTGTCTCCACGAATAAATGCTTGAGTCATTTCAGTATGTAACGTATTTATCAATTTATTTTTGTCTTCCCATATCCTATCCGAAAAATGTTTACCATCAAAAGCCCAAGGACTAGAAATAACAGTGTCTACCAACTTATCATTCATCTTATACAAATTTGAACCAATATCCATACCAGCACCCTTTGCTATCTCAAAAAAACTATGATTGTATTGGTCTTTATACAATCTCGACAAGTACTTCTCAAAACCTTTCCCATTATCATCGTACAATCTTTCTATTCTCGCTCGTACCTGAAGTTTTAACGCCTCTAATCTCTCTATATGATACCTTGCACTTGCATTTTCAAGTTCTTTTTGAAATGATACCCCCTCTTTCCCAGAGGCTTTTTTTATATACTCTTCCACAGTCCATTTGAACTCCTGTTTTTCTTTCTTACTAAGCATTTCCTTCGCATCTGCTAAAGATACTTCGTTATTTTTAGCAATTCTATTATACCAAACTTCGACATCTTGATTTATTCTAACAATGGCCTTATCGTATTCAGCTTGCTGCTTCTTTATTTCTTTTCCAGCCATTTCATTAACACGTTTTTCTTCTTCTACAAATCTATCTTTCCAATAATCATTCATTTACATCACCACTGTGATTATGCACAACATTCCTAAAATTTCCATAATCAGTTTGCTCTTGCATTTCTTGTTCTGAGTTTTCTTTTTTTATTCTTGCAAGTTCTTCTTGAACATCTGTTACCCAAGGATGTTGTGCAACCAATGTTTCGTCTGAAATTATCCCAACCGAATTTCTAATATCTGAAATAGCTTGACTCTCGTTTATCAATATGTCTCTATTCAACACAACTTCCACTTTTTCTTTAAGAAAATCACCTTGCCCAGTATTCTTCAAATGATTTGCCACAAACCATATCATTTCTTCAAAACTTGCCTGAAACTCAGTTTCAAAGTCGTTTGCTTCCAAGTCTATATCTGAATACATCGAACGTATATTAAGTTGGTTTGGGTTATTCCCAAGAGTGTCTGCCTTGCTGTCAAATCCGCCACCATTTTCAATTATAGTTTTCTTCAGCAGTTTCACAATGCTTTCATAGTTTCCAGCATTCACTTCAATCTGTAAACTTGATACATCTCCGTCTTCTCGAACTTTAACCGCTCCAAATGTGGAAAGATTTTTTCTGAACTCGCCCAAGTTTTCACCGTCATAATTTTTAATGATTAAAATCGTATTTCTACTGTCTTCCTGCATATTATTCATGAAATCACTTATAAGCGTGTTTAAAGCATCCTGCAGTGATTTTACTCTTTTAAGCAATGATTGTTCCAGCTCATCTGCCTTGAAGCATATAAGCGGTATTTTCTGCCAATTGTACGGTTTATTGTCAACGCTTAGGTATGACTTCTTTTCAACCGCTGTAAGTTTTGCACTATTCATTTTGTAATACTCTACGCCAGTCTTTCTGTAAATCTCAACGTAATTTTCAGTATTATAAGTTCCATTTTTATAAAGCTCTCGACTGTAAACTCTTATTGCATAATCAAGCTCTTCATGTTCGTTATCAAGCCAGATAGGAATGACCTCAACTGAATTTAATCTCTTGAATCTTAATTTCCCTGTTTCATCAACATACAAAAATAACCACCCAAGTCCATTATTGTAGACATCAGTGGTCACTCTTTTTAGTATTTTAAGGAAATTTTTATCAAACATTTCATTTAACTTGTCATCATATTCTTGATTCTCGCTTTTAATACTTGGGGTTTTAGAAATTATATAATTTACTTTTTGCTTTACCAATTTTTTATACTGGTTATCCACGATTCTATTATTTGGTAAATTATAAATTTCTGTCAATTCACCATTTTCTCCGATAGCTGTTCTTTGCCTAAAAAGTATGTCGTGTTTCCCACGATAATAATCATTCCCATCTTTCATTTCTCTATATTTCCGACTCGCAAAATACCACATTATAATATTTTCAACTTCGCTAAGATTGATATTCTGTTCTCCCATTTCATCTTTTCTCCTAAACAATTTCTTAATAAATTTAAACATTTTTTCTCCTTAATCAAAAGAAAATGTAGGGCCTTTTGAATAACCCTCTAGTGCATATCTCATAGCATCCATTAAATGGTTAAAATCATCAACAGGTTTATTTACTGGATTATCAAATTTATCTTTATCCCACATATAATTTGATATTTCAGTTATAAAATTCACACATCTGGGATGGATAATAATTTTATAATCTTGTATATACTGAACTCCATTGTTTATACTATCCTTACCTTTTCGTGACTTTCTTATGCCTTTCAATCCCAAATCATAAAGTTCATCAATGGATTTAGGCTCTTGGCTATCCGCTACAATCTTCTCTTTGCCATACCCTTTTCTGATAATCTCTTCAGCAATTTGACGGTTTTTCATTGCCTTTTTGTAAATCTCGTCAAACACATAAATTTCCTTGTTCGCTACGTCAATCAGCCCACAGAAAAATGCTGATGGATCATTGGTGTATCCAAAATCTAGTCCAAAAGCTGATTTTACACCTTTACGTTTTGAAATTTCGTTGACATCAAATTCTTTTTCTTCCCAGTTCTCGTAAACAAGCCCTTCAACAATTCCCCAGTTTCCAAGCCCTGCTACCTGATAACGTCTGGGATTATTCTTTTTCATATCCTCAAACAGTTTCTTATCACTTTCGTCAAGCCATTCGTTGCACATGTAGTTAGTTGTTTTGGTCATTATATTCTCATCTTCGACATCAAAAAATCTTTTTTTGAGCCAGTGTCGTTCGTTCCAGGGATTAAACGTGAGTGTAATCTGCTTATACAATGGCTCTTCGATTTTACCCCTGATACTTTCATCAAGCATATTAAAATCCTGCTCCTTGTTTATCTCATAGGCTTCCTCAATCCACGCCCAGCATAGATTTCCAGTTTCAACTGTTATTGAAGTAACTTTAAGCGGATCGTCCAGTCCTCTGAACAGTATTTTCTGCCCAGTAGGATTATAAGTTATTTCCAACGGACTTTCCTTGACATCCCAATACTCATTTACTTGAAGTCTGTTTATTGCCCATTTCAAGTCTGTAAAGCAGCTGTCTTTTAACGTCCGATAAACTTTTCTTATCACAAGTAAATTCGCTTCACGGTATTTCATTATTGAATAAATAAAAAACAACGCCGTCGTTTTGCTTTTTTTACTTGCACGGCTACCTTTACAAACTCTATACCTGCCTTTGAAGTTCCAAAAATCCTTATACCCTTTTCCGACTAAATCAGGAAGCCTTACCTTTTTACTCTTCAAGACTGTCCTCACCTACAATCATAACAGGTACAACCCCTTCAACCTCAACCTTATCTGTAAATAGCCTGTATCTTTTTCCTAAAAGTTCTGCCGCTTTAATTCTTTCCTTAGCTGATACTTGCTTTTTCATTACTCTTGCAGAAGAAACTCCATCTCCTTCTCCTTCAATTACTACAACATCTTCTTGTATTTCACCTCTCATCATTGCAGTTAAGTTCTGCAAAACTTCTTCTGCAGATGCTATCCTTTCAGATTCTAATTTTTGCATTAATTCATTAATATATTTTTTTAACTCAAGTTTTCTCAAGTTTTCACTAGCTATTCTATCTGCTGTCTTTTTACTATACCCAGCCTTTATTGCAGATTCAGTAGCATTTCCACTAGCTACATAAAACTCACAAAAAGACTTCTGCCTTGCATTTAATTTCAATGCTACCACCTCCTT